GGCAATATTGACATCTGTTACCGAGCTTACCCTCCTTCCTCAACAACTTCTCGATAGTATACGAGTAGTTGGAGGACCGAGGCTGGGCAGAGTAATAGATGCTTTATTGCTAGGCCGTTTCGGCGAACTGAGCTTAGCGAGCATATGGGCCACTCTTTTCCCTCCCAAGACGAAATCTTTCCGTAAGATTTCTTACTTCCCTGATAAAGAGGGGAAGACCCGCGTAATCGCTATCCTTGATTATTGGTCTCAAACTGCCCTCCGTCCTCTTCATGATCACCTGAATAAGGTGCTCCGAAGACTCGGTCGGGTAGATGGGACCTTTGACCAAGGCGCTTTTACGTGGATCGCCTCTCTATCTCCACTGCATTCGTTAGATCTTTCGAATGCCACTGACCGTATGCCAATCGCCTTACAGCGAAGGGTAATTAGTCGGGTGGTAGACGAGGATTTCGCGAATGCCTGGGCACATATCCTTGTTGGGTATGAGTACTCTTCCAAAGGTAATCCATCGGTTTCTTATGCCGCTGGACAGCCAATGGGAGCATACTCATCATGGCCAGCAATGGCTTTGACTCATCATGTCCTCGTACGCGTAGCGGCAATGAGAGTGGGCATAGCCCACTTCACCCGCTACGTTATACTTGGAGATGACATAGTCATCGCCAATGCAGCTGTTGCACAGTCATACAAGACTCTGCTATCCGAACTCGATATGCCCATCTCAGAGCAGAAGACTCATGTGTCGGAAGACACATTTGAATTCGCTAAGAGGTGGTTCCATAAAGGGTCCGAAGTAACAGGGTTTAGTGTGGCTGGGATCAGTAGTGTGTGGAAGAGATATTCCCTTCTACACAATTACCTATCCACGCAACGTGACCATGGTTGGAACTTAGACATAAGCCAGCACCCGGAACTAGTCTCAGCCATATACAAACTTTACGGCAAGGTGGAGCAATCCACACGAGTCGTGAAGCTGTACATGGTGTTCGATGCGTTGGCGCAAGCCAAGAATACGGGAGACCACTCTACTCTCGGTAAGAGAATAGAGGAGTACTTCGGTATTCCTGCTTCGCAGCACCTGGAGCGGTTATCCGCCCAGGGCTCAACCTTAGACAGTCTCTTTAGACTGGTTAGGGTTGAGGCTGCAAAGCGGCTCATCGAACGAGACTTTGGGCGCTTCCAAAGGGAGGCGTATGCCATCAGCGCGAAGCTGACGGGTACGTTCCTTCGGAAGTTCCCAGACTTGGATGTCCAGTCCTACCGAGCATCTCTTAGGGGGAATCACCCACTCGTTACCGTGCTCAACGACATGATAAAAGCGTCGGGCGAGGTACTGCGTACGAAATTCGGCAAAGCCGTCTTTTATACGACAGCCCGCTCTTCGCAATTTCAGGCCGTTGGTCCCGATGACGATGACCTTCACAAACAAATTACTGAAGACACTTACTTAAACGTAGGTGTTTCTAAGTACTTTGTGAGTAAGGGGGTGTTCTCCATGAGAGCAGCCCACTCGCTCTCTCTGGCGGATTCCATGCTTGTCAAAGCGTGTCTCGACGTAAGTCGGGACTTCGTCTCTGGCAAGTGGGAACCCCCCGTTAAGCCTGTGGCCCCTGCTCAAGTGGAGGACACTACCAACCGCCCGCGGCGTGTATTACGTCCAGTACGGCTTCCAACCGGACCGACGTTCTACATGTTCGCGAGCGGGGTAGGGTCCCTATCACTTGCTTAGTAGGATACTGGGCTACCTAAGTAGCTCCGGGTCCTAGTAAGTGCGAGGGTTCCAGCATCTCAACAGGTGTATGGTCAGGGAAGAAGCTTTCCAGGCTTCCTCCTAACTCATTCGCCTCGAGAGCATAGTCTCGCGGGTACCCGAAAATCTTTATGAGATTCTCGGATCACCTACCGACCCCCTTCGAAGGGAC